ATTCTTTAATACGGGCCAGTTCAGCGACATGTCCTTCGTAGCTTACTTCAAATTTTTTAAGTCTTTCCTCTTTAAGCTTACCTACGTAAGCTGCTACAAGTGGTGATAGTCTAGGGTTCATGAGTTCTGATCCCTCTTGTCTAGCTCTTTTTTCTGAATACCCTGCTAATTTAGCCGCTTCCCCTTGGGAGACGGGTCCGTCTGGTCCACCGAATACAATGAACTCCGCGAATCTTTTCTGCATTTCTGTTAATCTTTTTGGAACTCCCATATTGACAATTTAAGGTAACTATCCTATATTGTCAAGGTATGAAAGATAAAGATGATAGAGGCACATTAGATCTTAGTCTGATCATTGATCAGCATAAACGAGATATTTGGAAATGGAAGATGAAAGAATCCGAATGGGTTAAAACATCTAATCAGTTGGAAGGTACTAAAAGAATAGTGGAAGAATTGGCCACTAAGAATGTTGATTTAAAAAAAGAGATTGACAGATTATCAGAAGAGAATAATAACCTACGAACTATAGATTCTTCACACAAGAAATTGAATGGAGAATTACAATCAAAAATAAAAGAGGTTGAAGACGAAATGGCTATACTTAAAAGAGATAATAAATACCTTGCACAACAAGTTGAAGACTATCGAGAGATATTAAGAAAAGCTGGTCTATGAGAGTACAAGACCTACAACAATTTTTATCTAAATTTACAGAAGGATCTGATGCAATAAAAAATGCTCAGGTCTTTGTAGAGGTAAATGGTAAGCTAGCTGATGTCAGACGTCTTGAAGTGCATGAAAATTCTATTCCTATTGTGGGACATAAAGGTCGTGTTGCACATAGATTAGTTATTAAAACTCAAAAACCATCTAGTATAATCTTACCTGAGAAGCTGCAGAAAGATTATTAAATGGAAGACGATGTCACCTCAAAATCCTTATGGGTCCAGAGACTAAATTATATAAAAAACTTCGCAAAGTTTCCAAAGAAATTTCGTGGATTAGAATTGAAAACCTTAGCTCTTTGGGGACTCCTGATCTATTGGGCTACAATGCTTCTGGCACCTTTTTCACAGTAGAGTTAAAAGTTACAAAAGGAAATAAAGTTAAATTTTCACCACACCAAATTGCGTTCCATAAAACACATCCTAACAATACATTTATCTTAGTCGAGGCCCTTGGTCAAAGGTCCTCGAAACTTTCTCAGTTCTTCCTGATCCCTGGCTCAAGGATCTCGGAGCTTGTAGCTTGTGGCTTGAGGCCTAAGCTTGACGCTTGTAGCTTGGAGCTTGATGCTTGTTGCTTGAAGTTTCAGAACCTGAACTAGGTTCTGGTTTAGTGTTGCTTGCTGCTTGACGCTTGGAGCTTGAAGCTTGGTGCTTCCTTCTCTCTGCCCGGAGGGCTGCATAATATTTAGGGTGTTTTAATTCCATTAATGTTTACCGTATGCAACATTCTTAACAGATCTGTCCCAGCATGCACGGCATTCTTTACATTTATTGCCTTGCTCAGCTGCAGGGCATGTCTTGCCGGCTGTCACCACGGTGCTGGTCCACGGCCAGTGTTTCACCGGTCCTTGGTCAATCATATGTGAAGAGATTCTAATAATTAAATTTTTAGGGACAACGTCCGGATCCATGAGCGTTAAGAATTTTACTTCGCGCGTGGGCATCCAGTGCTGTGTATCCGGTGTACGCTTGCACACTTCAAAGATATTTTTTAAATGCTCCGGGCTCTGTATGTCTCCGCTGTCGTGCCACCTGAACCAGGGCTCCCCGGTGATCAGTGTTACCATGGCGTCTACCCATCTCGGGTCCTTCAATGCTGTCAGTCTCCGGTCCATTGCTTCACGTACATTCGGGAATCTATATCTACCCTTCATGGCGTAACAGCCGGCGCAAACAGAATTCTTTACAGCTTGCAGCTTGAGGCCGGTTATACAGTTCCACGCTGGCAGGTTGATCGATGGTCCAGGCATCTTGTTGGGTGCACTCAGGCCCCCGGTTATTTTTCTAGCTTCTTTTTTTAACATAATTAATTCTCCTTTATAATCCTACTATAGCTTGAAGCTTGAAGCTTGTCAAGCTTGGCGCTTGCTGCTTGTAGCTTTGTACTTTAGAATCATTCTAAACTGGCCCGGCGGCATTGCTGCCGCCAGGTCCTGTGGTTTAGTTCATACTCTTTTTACTTTCAAAAGATTGCACACTAATATCTTCATCTTTAAAACCAGCACCCTTTAAGAGGTTGCCAATTTGACTGATCATTTCTTTCTCAGTAATGCCAGATTTTTTTCCTGAATAGTCTTTGTGCTCTTTAACAGGAACGAAATCTAGAACTGGTTTTTGGTAGTTGTCACTCACCAGCCACTGTTTATCTCTGAATAGATAAACAAACTCAATAAACACATCACCTGCATAGTACTTTTTAAAACTTTCAAAGTTTTTATGCACGTGTGCAGCGTCCAGATCCCTTTGCCAGTCTCTGTGATAAAAACTACACTCTTTCAGAGTAGATCCCAGGTAGCTGGCATCTCCATATTCAAACAGTCTTAGTGAACTGCCATAGGTTTCATAGTTGTCAATTAAACATTGACCAACTCCGTCAGGATACCCATCGCTATGAACATAAATAGACAGGATAGTTCCATCTGGTTTTTGTATTGCTATATTGCTTCTTGTACTCATATTTTATTTCTCCTTTATAATCCTACATTAACATGATCAAAATCATTTGTCAAGCTTGGTGCTTGAAGCTTGAAGCTTTTTTAATTTTTTTCATACTAACCCATACGTGAGCTTCCAACACACGTATGAGCAAAACCTGGCGCAATGTATAGGTGCACCGCAGAGCGCTGATTTTTTCTCATTATTCCTGATCCCAGGTCCATTGTCTTATGGCAAGCGGATTTCTCCGGCTGGACATTCCAACGCCATTTCCAACACAATAGACCAGGGATCAGTTGTTGTCCTGTGCAGGCGGGTCTTTCTCTCTGCAGAAATACCGGACCATCCAGATATGGATCGCGACCTGAACTATAGTGGGTTAAATCCCACAGCTACAACACTGATCCCAGATCCACTAGAGAGTGCTAGCATTTTGCATAGGACATTTCCTATCGCTAGTGGATCAGGGATCAGGCGCCAACTGTTACCAGACCTATTTTACAGCGCGCTGATCAGATCAACAGGCATTTATTCGGTGTGATCAATTCACCTATAGGAAATTTTTAAGGCATTTCTATAGCACAGCCACCTACTGATCCCAGATCAGTGATCAGATCTCTTCACAGCTCGCAACTGCAGTTTTAGAGCCACTAATAGATCTTGTCAGGAACTAGTCCACTAAGATCACCGATCAGGGATCAGTTCTGGTTCATAGCACAAAGACGGACTATTGTCGGTGTGATGTACTACAACCAGAAGTTGTCCCGATTTTATAGTTTATAGTCGATAAAATCTAATGAAGACTATGTGTCCAATATAATCCTATTGACAAATAATGTCAAGTGTTATATAAAAATAATTATGCAAACAAACAGAAAGGCACAAATGAGTAGAATAAGACTAAATCAAGAATACCGAAATAAAATCGGTAATAGATTGCGTGTTCACGCAGAACAAGAGGACACGATTGAAAAAAGAAAGTATGATGAACTCAAAGCAGAACAAATTGAGTTAAATGACAATGCGTGGAAGATTGCAGAAAAAATTGTTCGCAGACATTATACCGAAGATGATGTTGCAAAGGCAAGATATTTGCAAGACAAGTTTGAAAATGTTGACACTATTGCAAAAGATAGTTGTTTTCATTTTCATTATATAGGTACAAAAGAAGATAGAGATTATGACAATAATCCTATTGTTAAAGAGGCAACCATAGAAAAACATTTTGATTTTAGATTAAATGGCGACCTTGATACTGACAACAATTCTTCTTATAGTCGTGATGATAGAGGTTATGGCTATGCTTTATTTCGTGATGAACTTAAAGCACAAGATAATTGCAATCCTGATATTTTGATTGAACAAGAGGGCAAAGAACATAACCCACACAAAACAAAATATGTGGACGCAAACAATAAATATCTTGGTGATGATGATAGTGGTTATGGCAAACAATGGAACGAAAAATATCAATTAGATTTAATTGGTAGAAATTATTGTCGTGATAGATCAATCGCTTGTTCTGAACAAGAGTTTATGATTTTGCAAGATTGGAAAAAAGCAAAAGCACAATTTGTTTTATCACATCACAAATGGATTAAATCTATTTTAGACCAAATGAAAGAAATTAAAGTTGGTCTAAAAGGTTATAAATATTTAGACGAGGCGATTGAACTTGCTAACGAACTTGGTCTTGCAATTACTGACGCAGAAATAGTTAGAACTAACTCAACGGGTCTAACTATCTACAATCCTAAAAATCTAGCTGATAGAATAAAAGGAATGAAGAACAAGAGAGAGAAAACAAGAGAGGAAAAAATCGCTGAAAGATTGCTATATGAAAAGCAACAATCAGTAAATTAAACACTTGACTGATCTATCCTATTTATGATAGGATAGATCATTAATTAGAAAGGATAATATATGAAATATTTTAGTTGGTTTATGAAATCACGAAAAAAGTTTGCAACGTGTCGTGGAGTTGATGAACACGAAAACTTTAAATCAAGACAATGGACAGATCAAAAGGGAAACCGTTGTTATAACTTTTGGGATATTGATAGCAATCACCCAAGAACTGCGGTTAATTATTCTGTGAGGAAAGTATGAGTTATAATTGGTGCCACGGACCAACTTGTCATCAACAACAAACACAATCAAGGGTTCGTGGTTCAGGCGATAATAAAGTATTAAGAACTATTAAAATAAAACAAGGCAGATATAATAACTATCAAAATGGTATCTGGGATTATTTTTGTAACAACAGATGTTTGTTTGATTTTATTAGAGAACATATAACTAGTATCATTGCCATTGCGCCAAGGCGACAGGCACTTGAAACACCAATTAAAGTTGAAAAAGAAAAGTATGAGAGTTATAGATATAGACATAATGGAACTGACTATCAACGAGTACCATACCAAGCAACAAGGACCACAATTAAAGAGGTTGACAATGGCTGAGGGATAGTATAGGATAACTATTATGAAAACAAATAGACACACAGACACTAATAACTTCTTGCAAGATAAAGACGCAGACGCAAGAACATACGAACGAAAGAATAGATTTAATGGCGAATCTATTATGCTAACAAAAGAAGAAGCATCGAGACACGATGCATTATTCTTATGCGAGATTATGGCAACACTAGAGGATAAGACATTGGGTCAAGGTGCGAGCAAGCATTGGGACACAATGCGTAAGCACATCGAATGGTTTGCTAAGAATAATATCAAAGCATATCAAGTCTTGCTAGACTAATCATCAACCAACAGCACGGGCGAGCGATCGCCCCTGCTCCCCCCATCAATAGAGGTACCAACCACAAGTTGAAATTTTTCGCTTTATAAAAGGTCGATCCCCAAATAAATAAAAAGGGGTCCCACTACTCTGGGTTGTATTGCTTGATTTAGAGAGTTAATGGTGTTAAAAACTTATTCAACATCCTATAAAGGTGCGAAAAATTTTTTAAAAATTTTGTATGAATTTAGATAATATAGATATAAGGAAGCTTCCATCAGACGTTCGTAAAAAATTTCTGCAACTTCAAGTAATGTATGCAGAGAAAAAAATTCAAAATAAAGCAAAAGACGATTTTTTAAGCTTTGTTAAATGTGTTTGGCCCGAGTTCATTGAAGGCGCGCATCATAGACACATAGCAAAAAAATTTAATGACCTTGCAACAGGTAAAATTACACGTTTAATTGTGAACATGCCACCAAGACATACTAAGTCTGAGTTTGCATCTTTTCTATTACCTGCATGGATGGTGGGCCGTCAACCAAAATTAAAGATAATTCAAGCAACTCACACTGGAGAACTTGCAATTAGGTTTGGTCGTAAGGCAAAAAACTTAATTGACTCCGAAGAATATTCAAAAATTTTTAAAACTAGACTACAAGAAGACAGTCAAGCTGCAGGAAGATGGGAAACTGCGCAAGGTGGTGAGTATTTTGCTGCTGGTGTTGGCGGAGCTATCACAGGAAGAGGTGCTGATCTACTAATTATTGACGATCCGCACTCAGAACAAGACGCATTGTCACCAACTGCAATGGAATCAGCTTATGAATGGTACACATCTGGACCAAGACAGCGTCTTCAACCTGGTGGAAAAATTATTTTAGTAATGACCAGATGGAGT